CGGCGTTATCGCTCCACAGATGAAAATTCGGTGCATCGTTTTCCCCCTCACTTTTCCTCCTTCTTATTCCAGTTATCTGTCAGCCACATTCTAATTGAAAGAACAATAAAGAAGGAATTCTCGGCGAGGAAATAAAAGAAGATCGTCCAAAACCAAGATGTCGGTTTTAATCCCCAGCCATAAAGCATGGCCAGAATTACCATGAGATAGCCAAACATCCCAACAATATTAAGCCAAATCCATCCCTTTAAAATTACCATCATTTTCCCCCCGTAAGTTTTTCAAGACACTGTTCCAGGATATAGTCGAAGTAATATGCAAAAGATTCATAGTTTATTCCCGGTTCAACTCCGGCATCCGAAAAATGATTATTTACCAAGTGGATAACTTCGTGGCCTAGAATGCAAACCTCATCAACCGATCCGTGAAAAACTGGAACCCATATCCAGTAAACCTTTTTTTCACTTGCAACATGACGAATCCACGAACAACACGAATCACCACCAATCATATCGTCTGCTTCTTCTTTGGTGATTTTTAATTTATTTTTTAAATACGCCCGGGCTACATCCTTATTCTTTTCGAGCATCAAATATGTGGTGATGTGGTATATATCATTGCGAAGCTGCCAGATTTTCACCCGATCACCGCCTTCCGGATATTGGCGATCTTCCCGCCCCGGCATTCGATCACGGCATAGCCGAGTTCGACTGGATCATAACCAAAACGCTCGGAGTATCCGGAAACATGCTCACCATAGAGTTTGAGAAAAGATCCGGTGTTGACGTAATACCTGTGGTCTGGATGGATCCACTGACCTTCTCCGGTTCTTATCCCGGTATAGGCAGAACGAATCTTTTTTCCGTCATCGTGAAGATAAAGGCCCGATATTGGAGGGCATACCAATAATTTATGAGTATGCGCCATAGCCATGACTTCACAATCCCCGGCCTTCATAGCCAGTCGGCGTTTGAGTTGGAGAAGCATATTTGCATCGCGCCGGATCGGATCATCGGCTGTGGAGGAAATAGACCTCGCTCCGTGGGTGTAAAAGAGTTTATACATCTGCCGGCCCTTTTTATCTTTCACGGAGAGCTTCGTCGTGTAGGTGCCGTATGGAATCTTCAAATCCGGGCAAAGTTCGGTCTGGAGATAATTGCCATACCTGACCGAAACCATCCAATCGTGATTCCCCAGGAGAGCAAACAGGGTTTTGTTGGCAATCGGCTCGAAGAAATCCTTCGTCCTTCGATATTGACGAAGCGGTGTCGGAGTGTTCGGATCTTCCGTGTCTCTGGAATACCTTTTATCGTCAACCGATATGGCCTCGACGGCATCTCCGCCAAATGCCAAAAATGTATTTTTTTGGCATTTCACCAAGTTACGCATTTCAAAGAGCCCGCGAACTTCCTGGAGAATCGTCCCCTCATGGAAATCACTTGCCAGGATCAAATCGTGATCGGCTGGCAATTCTCTGGACAAGATTTCCACAATTTTCCCCCTCTAATATATTCCCTACATGCAAGACATTTTATATGGCCAGCATCCATCTCTGGATGAAGAATCGATCCGCACGATGGACACCTTCCTGTGGCCCTACATTCATTCTTAACTGCATTAGAGTGTTGCTTAATATCGTTCAGGTGCTTTCCACATCGAAGATGACCTGGAATGACTTTATGACAGCAATCGCAACACAGACCAAGAAAACGATGCCTTTCCTTATACCGACTTTGTTTCGTCATTAAGCAATCGATATTGAAGCCGTTAAAGATTCCGCCGCCGTGAATGGGGCATTTGAGGCATTCATGGTCACATCCGGCATGATTTTCTGAGCTATGACGTACTGGTAAAACTGCTGATCGGGACTCTTAACTATCTTTCGGACCATGGCCGCTCCGGCATATTCAAGTTCTGGCCGGAAAAAAGGATTGATCTTGACAACCTGGCCACCGGCGGGGCCCACAACCATTCCGGTCTTCGTCATCCACACGATCACCCAACCCGGGAATCCCTTTCCACCGACTAATTCACCGTCAACTCGGGCATCTGTTCCCATAATCGCCGGGTGTTCGTCGGCATTGGTGCGCGTCATCTCCGTGAACTCTCCGGCCAGCCAGAAGGTCTTGTCGCCATTAGAAACGTAAAGGCCATCCTGGACGGCGCGTATCATGGTCAGATAGCCTCCAAGCTGTTTGAACCCGCTCCTGGTGTCCGTCTGGTGGGGAGCCATAGGATCAGATGCCAACAAGTCACCTCCGCGTGCCACATAAAGCCGGCCCTGAAACCACTCGATCAAGTGCCCTGGGACCATCTTGGATTTATAAGTTTGCGTGACTTCCGCAAACTGCACAGCTTGATGTGTTTTTACGTCGTAATATTCTATGATGGAGTCGTTTGTGTAGTAGATTCGGTCCTGCACGCCGACATAGTTCATTCGTGCGTTTCCGGCATTTGGTCGGATGATTTCGGATGAATAATCCGGCTTCAACCTTTTAAGATTTACCCCCTCCACAAACAGACCCACATCCAGATAAGAAAACATGCTATGGATATTGCTGCCACGATATGTCGGATCGGCATAACCACCCCTTATGGTCCCCTTGTGGGCGTCGTCAATGTCAAGATTCTGGGCCACGGTAAGAAACGCCTTTTCGCCCGGGGGAATGCGCTCGGGGGGAAGGACATTATTTAGGCCAAGAAGCTCTTTGACTGTGAGGATTTTTTGGTACATTAACAAAACGCCTTATTCACTCCAACGGTTTCGGCTGTCTGAATTGCAAGCTGGGTTAGGTTGAATACCCTCTTCACGTCACCTTCAATTTTGCCGTCATCGGAGCCCTCAAAGAGATTTCGATGGTATTCCGCCTTCTGGATGTCGTAAGCCTCGTTGTCTTGTTTCAGGTACGCCCGAGCAAGAATACCGTGTTTCAAGTACCTGTGGTACTTGGATTCGAACTCTGGGCTCGCCGTAAGGTCGGAAAGGGACATGGGCGCAAGTGGCATTCTGTAGACCACAAGCCGCATGGTGTCGTTGACCAGCGGGGTGGGGATCAGTCGGATATATCCAGTACGGATATTTTCACAATAAATTTGGGGAGTACCAGCGGTAGCCGATGTCCATGTCGGATAATGATGTTCAAGCCAACTCCTGGTCCTGGCCGTCAGGGGATATGTCTGAAGGGCCATACGGACCTCGCGGACACGGATAATCCGGCTGTCTTTGGCATAATAATAAATGCCGGCTGTCACCGGAATGGTCACGATCGCGGCTGTGTAGTCATCGTACAGAAGGTACGCATCTTGGCATATCCTCTCGATGGAAGGATTGATGTAGGATAAGAGATCTGCATCGGCCCAAAGATAGGGGACGATCAAATCATCAAGATTCGTTCGGGCTTCCAAGATCAAGTCGGCTAAAGTCATCGCTACCTCTTATTACGCGTTGAACATGAATGGATTGATTACGGGAATATTCGTGTCTGCGTAGGCCATGCCGGATACTTTCACATCGATATGATACCCGTTATTGTCGAGTCTCAAAGACGGGGTATAGACGCAATTAAATTTCTTTAAAATTTCATTTAATTCTGATGCGCAAAGATGGGATCGAACATTGCTATCCAATTCCTTGATCTTCTCCGGAGTCAATTGATCAGACACCGCCTGATCTTTTTTTTCTTCCGGCTTCTCTTCCAATTGTGCAACTGGTACTTGCACAATTGGTTTCTCTTCCGGCTTATTCCCGTTCTCGCTCATTCGTCACCCCCTCTGTGATCATTTACTAGATAATATAATACACCAAACATGAATTGTCAATGGTTTTTTAAACCAAACGTGAAAAGAAATTCAGGGGGGCCGAAACCCCCCTGAATAATTACTGTTTCACCAGTCGGATGTTCGCTTCCGGGGACTGATTAGATGACCAACTTTGTCGCAAGCAGGGCAGTGTTATCTACGCCTGCGGTTCCCACAACGGGGGCAGCCGGCATCCAAACGAACTGATCCTTGGCCGTATCAATATGCGCTGTCACATTGTAAAACTGGCATTGTGGATCCAGGAGAATGCCACATGTGTAATCACCGTTAATCTGGAACGCCACTGTCATTGCCGTCGCCCAATTGGAATTGAAAGCGATAAACATACACCGTTTGAAAACGGCTAGCCCGGTGGAGGCCGTATTGGCAATCTCCAAGAAGGTGGGATCCCCATCACCGAGACATACTTGGAATACGCAATCTTCAAAGTATTGATCTCCAACACCGGCGATCATCTTGACATTGGGAGCAGGTTGAGTTCTGCCAAGCGTTCTGGCGCCGAAAATACAATGATTGAAGTAATTTTCCGAACCGGCAATGCTCACTCCAACATATTCAGTTGCCGTCGCAAGATCGGTATTGAGCGGACCATTGAAATGGCATCCGAAGAATGCGTTTCTTGTTCCTGTAATGCTTACGCCGACATGGGCAACGTGCCCAGATGAAAAACCGTGCATGAAATCGATGTTGGAAAAACGATTATTGTGTCCGCTGATCGTGATGGCAGGAGTACCGTAATCGCTGGCCATACCGATCCTGGACCGGCCTCCATAGATACAACCGGAATCCAGGCCAATGAGATCGGTTCCGTTATATGTCCAAGCCGGATCCGCACTCAGGCTGAGTCCACTTGAACTTTTCCCGATCAGATAAATGCTGTCCCGCTTGTCAGTGTTAATTTTCGCGAGGGCCGCCGCTAGGGTCTTTTTAGCCCGATCAAAAGCAAGACCATCATTCCCGTCACTACCGCTGGTAGCATCGAGAAAGATTTTTCTCCGGCTAAAGGGAGGCATCCCCGCACCGGTAATGCGGTCCACATTCAACTCTCCAATACTGTACCTTTCTTTTCTCATCGAAATTTTCTCCTTCGGTTAAATCGGCGCGTCTGTGCTTCCCGGCCGCCTACGGTTTAAGAAATCTACTCCCCGGGCCTGTCTTATGTGGGCTTATTTGCCACGCCTGGGCAACCGGGGAGTGTGAAATGGAGCCGGGGGTCTGATTCGAACAGACGTACAGGAGCTTACAAAACTCCCTCTCTACCAACTGAGATACCCCGACAATCCGAAATTACGTGGTGTAGCTTCCAGTTCCGCCAGTGGTGATCTGGGAGTACCCGCTCACGTCCACCAGGACCGCGAAGAAATCGACTACGGCTGCGTTGACCGTGTCGGTATCGATATTGGTAAAGGTAAGGACCGAATCGGCCGCCAGGGGGTGGAAAGGATCTGCCCCACCGGCATTAAAGGCGGCGTCAACATCACCAACCACATAGCCAAGAACGTTCATAACTTGTCCGGTAACGGCGTATCCATCAGCATCGACTTCGGTAATGACTCCCGCGGCGGTTTCGGTATAAACACCTAAATAACCGCTCGTAGTGATGTCGGCATCCACCGTGACTACTTTCATGCCGAATTTCAGCACGATGACATCGGCCGGAACCTTAAGGATACCCATGATTCCATTCTGGATCAGGTTATTCGCGGCTACACTGAAATCAACCCTCTTACGAAGGACGGTTACTTTGTTCCCAGGCCAACTTAGGCCATAATTGTCGTTTGCAACCTTGCTAACAGTAAAAGCTGCCATTAGAAAATCTCCTTTCCTATGCGAGGAAGTGAACCCCTCCGTAGGGGCCGAAAATTGTATGGTTAAACCATGCAATCGCGCGGTTTAACCATACAAAAGGTTAATGTTATTTGGTCAGGTATAGCTCGCCCATGGCCGCAGTCTTCAGGACTTTGTATCCGTACACGTTCAGGCCACGGATCAGATCGCCGAAGGTGCTCTCCGCCCGGAAGCTTTCCATCTTGGTCAACTGAGCCGCGAAGGACAGGGCGGACTTGTGGCCAAAGTAGCCATACCAACAGGTCGTGCTGGTCCCGCTATCCGTCACCGAATAGAGCAGGTTGCTGGAGTAGATCGTGAAGTTGTCGATCTGACCGATTCTTCCATTTCGGAGAACGGATTTCCCGTCCCCGGTCAGGGAAGCGTCTTTCAGGTCGGATTTCTTGATCCGGCCAACCGCCCAAGCGGGCAACACCATCCACAGGTCTTCCGTGGGGATGTTCTGCTCTTCCATAACGGTCCGAGCATCGATGATCGTGTCCAGGACGTTCTCCTTAGTCAACTGTAGAGGGGCCGTGGATGCGCCCAAGGCGAAGTCGGCGGAAATACGGCCGGCGGAATTGCCCTTGTTCTGGGTGTGGGCCTGACCCACCATGCCAGTCAGCACATCGCGGTCAACCGCGATCTTCATCTGGAAGCCAGCATCGTTTGACCAATCATCTATCAGCCGAATGTCGGTCTGGCGGAGAACGATGTCATCACAGACACACGCGAAATACTTGCCTTTGTCGATGGTCAACTCGACAGAAGGGCTCTCGGGGCGCTGATAGGTCAAATTCTGACCTATCGCGTAGTCGTTAATGGTTATGTCAGGGGTCGTGCGGATATGGACCTTATCGCCTACATTCCGGATGTCCAGGGGTGTTATCGGTAGGCTCTTTATCCCACCTTCTTATTCTTTCGAATAAGCTCAGACTATATCTTAAAGAGTAACTTGCAGAATGGGATTGGGGCGCCGCCCAATTTTTCCTTTGTGGTGTAAGCTGGTGTGATCTTTGAGAGACATCAGTTGAAGATTTTCAAGGCGATTGTCCTTTTTGTCTCCATTGATGTGATGAATGATCTCGTCTGGCTCAAGATAACGACCAAGAATATCTTCCATCTCCAACCGGTGTTCCATCACCGATCCGTTTGCGTTGGCAAAAGGATGATTGGGACGATAGAGCATGATATATCCGTTTTGTTTGGAAATGAACCCGGGATGGTAATTGTCGGGTATCGTAAACCCATTTTGCTTGGCCACGATCCTGGTCCAGGTAGGACTGATTTTTAATTGCTCAGAAATTTCCATCGAAGTCATTCCCTGGTTGGCCATATCACGAATCTCATCCACGGGAGCTATTCTTTTGTTGGTCTCAATACCAAAGCGGTGCATATATCTCAGAACCAGCTTTTTACTTACACCGTATTTTTCGGCAACCCTATCCGAAGATCCAAGATCTTCATAATCTTTCTTGAGTTGCCAATCATTGATGAAAAATTTCTGGTCGTACATTTTAAACCTCTTGTTTTATTTTTTCCAGATTATATCATCAATGGTTTATTTCTGCAATGGTTTCTTTCTCCCTGTTCTTGGAAATTTCACCATTTGTTTAGGTTACTTTTTCTAGTCGTTGAACCTTCATTCGGTTTCCCGAATGCTTGGCTGCTGATTGCCCATTGTTTCATCCTTTGAATTATCACCCCTTGGGGTATCATTGGCTTTAGGGTGTTCCAGCAATTTAGGGAGTTTAATGAGGGCAAAATTATTTACCCTCGTAATCCGTATTTGAAATATCTGCCAGAACACAAGCAGAATAGAATTTAATCAGCAGCTTAGATGCCCAAGCTTCAGGAATAAATTGAGATGTCCCTGAAACATTATAAACAGGATGTCCACCAACAACGGGGTACATTGAGAATCCTCCTTAAGGAATTAGGAGGAGCTTATTTATTAAGAACCTTACCGGCCGATACGGCGGCGTCAATCTTGGCCTGAGTGGCGTTCATTTCGGCCTCTTTGCCTCGATATCTGCCGGTCGCAACGTCCTGGGCAAACTTCATAATAAAGCTCCTGGCAACGGGCTCAGGGCCAGCGCCCGGGGTGCTTAACGCCCCGGGGCCTGATGGGCCACTACCGGGGGCGACGTACCGAGCGTTTGGATTTTGAGCCGGAGTTAATGGTTGCGCAGGGGCCGCGGCGGTTTCTTTCTTGAAATCGGATAGCAGATTGATCACTACCTGGGAATCGTACTTTGCGCTTGCAGTTCGAAGGGCCATCAGTTTTGATAGCCCATAGGAGTCGGCCTTGCTTAACCAGACTGGCCATCTTGGATCCCCCTGGCAAACTGTCTGCCAGTCGGGATGCTCTTTGACGATGGCGCCGGAGAAGACTTCCTGCTTCGATTGGGCCGTATTGACCTCAATCGCAGCAATTCGGTCTTCTGCCTTCTTAGAAATCTGGTTGCCGAAATCGTCCAGGATCTTCGACATGGGGCCAAAAACGTCCGGGAAGTTCTCCCTGAAATTCTTGATTGCCTCGTCGTTGCTGGACTTTAACGCCTCACTGAAAACCGACGTTGCCGGGGTTGCCGGCGTGGTAACGGTTGAAGATGTGACCGGCGATGCGGTCACTCTCTCGATCTGCGCATTCAGATCGGCGATCTGGTTCTCCAGGTATTGAATCCGATAAGTTTGCCGTGGAACCTCTGCGTCATACTTCCCCTGCAGCACGCTGTACCGCTGCTTATTCTTCTCGCATTCGGGACAGGCTGGAGGGGCCGGTATAGGCGGTACTGGCGTCACTGGCTCCGGTGGCACTTGCAACGCTGGAGCCGGGGGAAGATCGTCTTGATTGACATTGACGTATTCCGCCGGGTCCGGGGTAACAGGAGCGGGTGGGGGCGCTATGGGGGGAGCCGCCAGGGGGTCGGTGATCCCAAGAGGTGTCACAGCCAATGGTTGGTTTTGCGACACTCTAAACTTCTTAAGTAATTCGTCTGCCCGTCTTCCTTGTTCTTCAACTGCTCTGGGTAATCTTGCCATTTTGACTTTCCTTTCTGCGAGTCCTTGCGGGTGTTCGCCGGGAATGCCCGGAAGAGCCCTGGCGCTGGTCTTCTTCTCGGGGTTGGAGTTGTTAAATATTTTGGGCAATAAAAAAGGGCAGACGTACAGTGGAGTAGGCACCGTACTCTGCCCCTTTTTATTCTTGCGTCCCCTATGCCTGGCCTGGCTTCGGAGAACCCGAGCAACACGATTATGAGATTGTCAAAGAACTTGGTTGCGGGAGATGGAGTTGAACCATCTACTGCGGGGTATGGGCCCGCCGTTTTACCGTTCCACTATCCCGCGATAATTTTTATTTCATTACTTTCCTTTATCCACTTTTCGCGACGCCATTCTTGGTCTTGTCATAGCTTCTCAAAGCCCCAAGGCCCAACATGCCAAGCAACAGCGTCATTAACTCGCCCATGTCGAGGGCGGGCATATTGTTGACGACGCCGACAACATTCAGCAACCAAGCGAGGAAAGGTTGAAGGACGTAGTTGTAAGCTAGGGAGGCTCCGCAAACCCAGCCGATAGCCGGTCGCCAGCCTGCCACAAACACCGACTCGTGTTTGGCTTCCTCGATGTTTACTTCGATCTGCTTCACCACTACCTGGAAGCTCTGTGTAAGCTCCTGGGTTAGCAGCAGAAACTTATTCTTTTCCGCCTCGGTTTTGTCCGGCCAAATCTTGTTGATTGCTGATTCGGCCAGATTGGCAATCGATCCAATTCCCGTAAGATCTAGTCCCATCATATCACCCCATCGGCGAAGCCATACTGGATAGCTTCCGCGGAAGTCAACCAAAATTCTTTGCTGCGAATCCTCGTATTCAATTCTTCCTTGGAAATTTTGCTCTTCGCCACGATGTAAGAGTTTACGTTGTCTTGAATTTTTCTAAAGATCACGGCCTCCTCTTCTTTAGAAGAAGGTGTCTCGATTGCTAAAAATTTGAGTGACCACATCTCATGAAACATCACGATAGCGTACTTATCAATGAAGCGATGTCCCGGGGATCCACTCAGCATAACAAGAAGCCCCGCCGATGCAATAATGCTGTGGGCTCGCATCTCTACAATTTTTCCTTCATTCTGGACAATATTAAAAAGGGAGATAATCCCCATGGCGTCGAACAGACTTCCCCCAAAGGAATACAAGTCCACTACCAGAGTGTCATAAGCATACCGGTCGAGAATTTGCAGATCCCGGCGAGTGCTTTCGTAATCCATTTTTTGGATAGAGATGTTAGCAACTTTTCCGTCAAGGCGGATGTGATTTGGAAGAATGACGCTTCCGTATTTTGGAGGAGGAGCGGACTTCTCCTGTGCCCAAGTCCAATTAAACGAACCCCCGCACAACACAAACACCAGAATCAAAATCACGGACAAAAATCTTTTCATGGTCTTCCCTCCCTTGTTATTTTAAGAACACCACTTGTTGCGGATGATTCTCGTCTCTGGCCACATCTGCGTGGAGCCAGCCCGGGGCCACCTCAAGACGGTTAAATTGCCCCAGCAAGAGGCCCAGCAAAACGAATCGTTTATGAGAATCCGTACAAGAAATATCAGCAGCCTCGCCCACTTTCTTTTCGGTGGTTATGTGTGCCGAATTCCACCTACCCCCGATATCGACATTGTGTTTGGGGCATCGGCATACACAATTCAAAATTAGACCTTCTTTAAAAACAGCAGAATATTGATCCCGGACTACCTGGAGTTTACACATAAGTTCAAGGCTCACAAAGTCAATACCGCATCCGCACTTGCAGGCCACCTCCGACCTATTAAAATTCGCTGTGATCATGTCACTTGGTTGTTCCGTGCCCATCTTTTCCCCCTCCCCCTTCTTTTTCGATCTTAAGTTTCATAAGATTGTTGGCATCTCGAATGGCCAGGCTTGCTTCGGCCAGGGCCCGGTTGCCTCTTGCGCACATGAGATCATAGCCGGGAATATCCCGGTACTTGGCCATAGCCCGGTTCAACCACAAAGACGCGGCAATTAATTTATCTGCAAGGCGCCAATCCAGATCGTCCACCGGATACCTCGTTAAAATTTAACTTTTATTCCCATCCATCCCATCACGATAATAATAGCAGTCACAATACCGCGCATCGCCCAGAGCCATCTATCATGAGAAATTACCGTGTGTGTAAGATTCTCTATAGCCTTGTCGGTTACGACATTTTTATCGTCTATCGACTTGAAACACGTTGTTAGGTTTTTATTGAGGTCTTCAAAGCGTTGATCAATAACCTGGCGCAACTCATGAATTTCCATCATCGGACCTCGGTTTTATTTTATAACCCATATCTTGTTTGAGCATAAGAAATTAATTTAGCCCTATTAGCAATAGAAATGTTGGCAGCGTAAAAAGCCACTTCTACTAAATCTACACCAGCAAGTCCAGCAAAGTTCCCTGGAGAACTGTATTCCAAAACTCCGATACGAAAGTTTTCTAATGGGGCATCAAATGCTCCAGGAGCAAAACTTGCATCATCCAATTGGACTGTTCCATCTTTGCTGACATTCACCGTTGATCCGCCAAAAACACCAACATAGTAATGATAGGCGGTTCCTGTGTCCGCAAAAGTTTGCGAAATGCCTACGGCACCACTATTATAACGTACAGCGCAATTCCCGTCCCATACAGCATATTGATAAATGGGCCGGTTAACCGATGTAACCGAAGATGTGAGAACTCTTTCATCTGTATTTCTATTTCTCTTTAGTACCAAGAAAAAAGACCAAGGAGTCGTGCTGAGAGGAAATGAACTTATTACCCCATCAGCAAGCATATAACTTGACGTTCCATTGAACCTAATCGCTGGATGTGTAACTAATTGATTATCAACCCAAAGTGGTTTGTTGCCTTCTATAGATTGAACAGCATCATTCCCACTCAAAGACTGATCAGCCCATTTACTCACGGTATCCACAACTGCATCCTTCGTCACACCCAAATCCGAACGCAGCCACAGCTTACAACCATCAATGTCGGTTGGAACAAAGAGGGCTTTGAGAAAGGTCGCGGCGGCTCCGGTAATCCCATAACTTCCCGCGGCAGCATTCAGCAAATGCTCCCGCTTGTCTTCTGGCCACCAGATCGAAGGGCTCCTATATTTTCCGAAAACCGATTGCATTATTTCCCTCTATTCATTACGGAAATCTACAACGGCCGAAGAAGCTGTTCCACCGGTATATGTCAGAGTAGCCTTGACCGTTGTTTCGCCCCGAGCAAGGGGAACTGGAATTCGATAATTCCCGGATTCCGAGAAGACATGAGTAAGAACGGTCGGTACGCCCGCGGCAAGATAAATCGGCACGTATTCATCGCTTGAGCTTAATAGGCGGCAGATGAAGGTAAACTGAATCGAAACGTTCGTCCCGCCGCTTCCTTTGGTGTATTTCACATAGCATTGGACTCCATCTTTCGATCCGCCCACGATATGGGTCACGACATCGGCGGCCACAAGACTCGTTCTTGAAGTTGTGGTGTTAGCCATGATTTATTCTCCTTTACGAAATTCTGATATAAATTCTTCCATCAAGACTCATGATCGTATCGGCAAATCCGATGCCCTGCGCCATGATCCAAAATTTCTCCAATCGTCGGAGGTCATTTAAAGCTTTAATCCTTCGATAGTCATTCCCGGAATCAACCCCTGGCCAGTCATCCCGATGATCCCGGGCTCCATGGTAAGCTCAAAATGCCGGCAATTACAGATCCGACATTTCCGTATCACAAGCTCGGGTTTATCGCTCGGCTGGAGTTCAAGATTCTCCTCCAGCTTGCAGCAATCCTTCTTTTCGCCTGACATGATCTTCCCCCTTTTTTTGTTAGGCTAAAGTGAGTATGGTGCCCGTCGTGGCGCCGTTATTAAATTTTACCGTGAACGTCTCGCCCACCGCGAGGGTCAAAGGTGTACCGTAATTCCAGCACCCAATCAGTGGATCGGCAGGTGACGTGGGGGTGTCGTTATACAGAATCACATACTGGAATTCCGCCATGCCCGCTCCGGATGATGTCCAGACTTGATTGGTTCCGGTCAATGTAAAAGTGCCTGATGCAGCCGCACCAGAATTAAGTCCACCACTTGCAGGAAGACCCCCGGTAGCATATCCATTTCCGTTTGCGATTTCGGTTATCTGAGATCTTGTTGCCTTGGTCACTCCTATGTCGGCCACGGTGTCCGATAACATAATCTTGAGAGCGTCGCAATCCGATGTCGGAGTAGTCCCAAGAATGTCATGAACCTTACCGCAAAGGTCCGCAACGAAAGTGTCATACTTGATATAGATTGCCACTTACTTCCTCCTTACGAGTAATTTAGGTCTAAATGATCAGACCAGATTTGATTGAAAAGATCCTTACCGCCAGCGAAAAGGATGGTCATCACATCGCCGGAATTATTTACTTTTTTAATTCTCCACACCGGAGAACTTTCATCCGAATCTGGTTGAGCTTCCCCCACATAGTAAATCGGTGCATAAGTTTTATCGAAACGAACAATCAGACTTCCGTATGTATCTCCCGCGAGTCCCGTGGCCCCTATTGGTCCTGGTTCGCCGTGGCAAAAAAAGCTTGCTGATATATATCAGAAGCGTGGACCTTCGGATTAACAAAACCTATGGTCATTGTTGGGTTGGCTCCGTTACCCTTGGTATAGTCAACATACAAGAATATCGCTTTTTGCAGATAGTGAATTTTGAATGTCGCCACAAGGGACGGATCAGTTCCAGAAACCACCCCAGTAGTTGAGGTTA